CGTCGTCGTCCCTGGCCGACCGGGAGTTTGCGCTGGAAATCCGCAAGGGGCTGCTGATTATCATGCGGGCGTGTATGCGGCGCTTCAAGCTGAGTTGGCACGACTTCCTGCCGCGCGGCATGGCGGTGATTGAGAGCGGGGAGTAAAATAGAGACATGAGCAACGAATGGACGACCACGCCGCCGACTGAGCCGGGGCTGTATTGGGCAGTAACGTGCCCGATGGACGGTTTTTCAGGCCAGCGCGGGGCCGCGCGGGTAGAGATGGTCGAAGTCAAGAACGACTATGAGTTGTACGCTGTAACGATGGGCTGGGACGTGCCGGACAAGTTGACCGAGTATGTGCGCTGGCTGGGGCCACTTTCAGTCCCCGCGCTGCCCGCTGGCGTGGAGCCGACCGAGTACCCCGACCACTTGCTGACGCCGCGCGTGTGGGCAAGGGAAGAGCCGAGTGAGCCGCGCCGCGACCCAGAGTTGGAGTTCATCGCCCCATGATAAGCCGTCGCAAGTTCCTGGCCCTGCTGGGCCTCGCCCCCGCCGCCGCGCTGCTGCCGAAGGTGACGCTGCCGGAAGCGCCGGCCGCGCCGTTGCTGCCCGAGCGCAACGTTAGCTGGCCTAGCACGAGCTGGACGCCGGAGATGGTGGGCGACATCGCGCCGGGGATGCAATATCCCAACTGCAAGATAGAGTTCAGCACCAACGGCAAGGACTGGATTGACATATCCGGGCAGTGCCAGTCGTACACCATTCAGACGACGGGTATCACTAACTGGCGCAGTGAAGCCTGGGAAGCGTTTCGCGATTGGAAACCAGGCGACATGGCGACAATCACCCTACACGGGCAGACGTTTACTGCTCCCATTGACCCGAACGCCGTTTAGCCTTATGATTTAGTCAAGTTGGGGGAACACCCGACGAAAGGGGTTGAGAGTAACCCTCCACCAGGGCACGGTAACAAACTAGGCCAACGCCCAATTACAACTTACCCCGCCCTGGCCCTGCGCGGCCCTGGCTGAACACCCCGAACGCGCTCCCAATGGCTCGCGTCCCTGACAAGGACGGCGGGCCTTTTTTATTCCCCGCCCCAAGTGGGCATGTCCGAGCAAGTCAACCCCACAACCGAAAAAGCGGGCCGCCGCCACAACGCCGCCGACATGGCGACGCTGGCGAGCGCCTACGACAAAGCGGAAGCCATCAAGGCCGACCTGCTGGCGCTGGGGCACGCGCTGCCCGAGCCTGGCGTGCAGACCATCAAAGCCGGTGCCCTGCCCGACGCGGCTGAGCAGCCGGTTATCTTTGGCGTTGTCAAGGCGGCAGGCGATTGGGAGCTGGAAGTTCTCGCCAATCCCTACGGCGGCCCTGACAACGGGCGCGACACTGACGGGCAGTACTTCTCCCCCCGCACGAAGTTCCACATCGAGCAGAACCCCAACCCCCCGGTCGTCTATTACCACGGCTACGGCGACGACAAGCGGCCGATGGGCCAGCCCGAGTTCATCGGCCGCACGGTCGGCTCGCCCCGCGTGGACGACAAAGGCGTGTGGTATCGCGTCGTCCTGAACCGCGCCAGCAAGTTTGCCCAGCGCGTGTGGGAAGCGGCCAAGCGCGGCGTCGCCCGCGCGTCCAGCGGCGTCGTGCTGGCGACGCACCGCGTCGATAACGCCACCGGCGAGATTCTGAGCTGGATGAATGGCGAGATCAGCATCTTTGAGACAGACACCGGCAAGCGCCCCGCCAACGGTTACGCCGTGGCGATCCCCGCGCTCAAAGCCGTTTACGACCAGGCGGGCCTTGTCCTGCCTGTTTTCCCCGACACGCAAGCCACGCCACAGACGGACACCACAGGGGCCGCAAGCCCGGTTGCCGTAGCGCGTCGCAGCGCGGTCGCACATCCGACCACTGTGAAGTCCTACGGAGTAACCAAAATGAAGACCGAAGCCGAAATGGCTGCTGAGGCTGAAGCCTTGATCGCAGCCGAGGAAGCCGCGCAGAAGGAAGCCGAAGCCCAGCGCCAGGCCGCGTTCACCGCCGCCTATCGCGCCGGGGTTGAGAAGGCCCGTCTGGAAGCCGCTGACAAGATCAAGGCCGCCGAGAAGCGGGCCCTGGAAGCCGGCCGCCTGCCCCTGGGCGGCACCCCGGACGAACCCGCCACCGCCCCGCGGCAGGCGCAGTTCGCCGGCACCCGCAAGTTTGACGGCCTGGGCGTGGATGACCTGTCATTCCTGGGCGGCGTCCTGGCGACCAAAGCCAAGCAAGACCCGCACGCTGATGGGCCGTCTGACGACCTGCTCAACGCGCTGGCCGTGCGCATGGCCGAAGACAAGACCGTCATCAAGCGCCGCGACGGCCACACCGAGATCAACCTGGGCGAGCAGGGCCGCGCCACGCTCAAGAGCGTCGGCCTCGACCCGCAGAAAGTCCTGAACGGCACCCAGAAGGCGAACGAGCTGAACCACTCCACCCAGGCCAACTACGGCGATGAGTGGGTCGGCGTCGAGTACAGCAACCGCCTGTGGGAAGCCATTCGCTATGGCACCTTCGTCCTCGACAAGATGCCGTCCGTCGAAGTGCCCCAGGGCGCCGAGAGCATCGTTGTCCCGCTGGAATACACCGACCCGACCTGGTACAAGGTCGCGCAGACCACGGCTGAAGACAGCACCAACCTGCGCCCCGTCGCTTCGGTGGCGTCGAGCAAGATGGGCACGGCCAGCAAGACCCTGACCGTTGCCAAGATGGGCACCCGCGTCCAGTACTCGGGCGAGCTGGTGGAAGACAGCCTGATCCCCTGGGCGGCGCAGCTGCGCCGCCAGATCGAAATCTCGGGCGCGGAGGCGCTCGAAGGCGTCATTATCGACGGCGACACCGATGCGTCGGCCAACACCAACATCAACGCCATCGACACGACCCCCGGTGCCACGACCCTGTTCCTGCTGATGAACGGCTTCCGCAAGTCGCCCCTCATCACGACCACGGCCAACAGCCGCAGCGCGGCCGGCACCCTGCTCGACACCGACTTCCTCGAAACGCTCAAGCTCATGGGCGCGGCGGGCCTGAACGCCGCCGACCGCAACATGACCGAGTTCATCGTGGACGCGAACACCTACTGGAAGGCGCTGCAACTGGCGTCCCTGAAGACGCGCGACGTGTTCAGCAATGCCACGCTCGAGAACGGCGAGCTGACCGGCATCTGGGGCTACAACGTGCGCCGCTCGTACCGGATGCACTACACCAGCGCCAAGCGCATGACCAACAACGCCGGCAAGATCGACGCCGACACCGACAGCAATAACCTGTACGGCGCGATCCTGGCCGTGCGCTACGACCAATGGCTGTTCGGCTACAAGCGCCGCTTCCAGATCAAGCTCCAGGAAATGCCCGACGCTGACGCCACGCAGATCATCGCCTTCGCCCGCGTCGGCATGGTCCAGCGCGACACGGAAGCCAGCGCGATTACCTATTACGTCGGGGTGTAGGCCCTGACCCTGTAACCGATACCCCTTAGTCCGGCTGGGGCGGGTGCAAGCCTGGCCCGCCCCTCCGGAGAAATCATGGTGATCCATGCCTAGTGAATTGGCTCATAGCAAGGCCGCGAAGTTCAAGACGGCCCGCAGCCAGGTATTCAACCTGGACAACGGCAGCGGCACGACCATTGACGACGTGATCCTGCGGGCCACGCGCCAGGTGCGGCTGCACGCTGCCCGCATCGTCTACACCGACGCCCAGACCGGCACCGTCGCGGCGGGCAATGTCACCATCGGCACCGCCGTCAATGGTGAGGAGATCGTGGCCGAGACCGCCTACGAGAACAGCAAGGCCGTCGGCACCGTCACCGCCCTGACGCTGGTGACGACCACCGTGGCTGCCAACACCCCCGTCATCGTGCGCCATACCGGCGTCGCGTCCACGGCGGCGGGCATGGCCTACATCGAACTCGACTACTCGCTGTTTGACGACTAAGGCGGCAGCGATGCTTGTCACCTTCAAGCGCGGCTTCCGCGGGCGCGCGACCAACGAGCAGTACTTTGAAGCTGGCGAAGTGGCCGAGTTTGACGCGGCCACGGTGCGCTCTCTCCTGGCTGAGGGCGCGGTGGATGTGGTGACGGTAATCGAGCCGGCTGCCACCCCCGCGCCCGAGCCGGAGCCTGCGCCCGTTGTCGAGCCGGCCAAGCTCAAGCGCCGCGGCGCGGCTGCGCATCGCACGCGGGAGTAAGCCGTGGCAATCACCAACGGCTACGCCACGCTGAACGAGTTCAAAGCGCTCCCTGAAATCACGTCTACCAACGCCACCGACGACGCGGCGATTGAAGACATGATCGAGCGGGCCAGCCGCGCCATCGACACCTACTGCGGCACCTGGTTCTACGCCGCCACGCTGACGCGCTATTTCAACACGCCGCGGCACGGCCGCGAGTTGGAGCTGGATGCCCCGCTGCTCGCCATCACGACGCTGACGAACGGCGACGCGTCCACCATCGCCAGCACCGAATACAAGCTCTACCCGCTGAACGGCCCGCACAAGACGCACATCAAGCTGCTGCCGTCCAGCGCGACGATCTGGGAACTCAGCACCGCCAGCGACGCTGACGGTGCGATCTCCGTCCTGGGCGCCTGGGGCTACTGCGACCGCAGTGCCACCGACCCGGAGAGCATGAAGGCCATCCTGGCGACGAACGATGCCTGCCTGATTATCGCAATGGCAGCGTGGCGAAAACGGTACGGCCTGAACACCGAAGGCGTGGCGACCGTGCCCGGCGCGGGCGTGGTCATCTCGCCGCGCGGGCTGCCGCTGGAAGCCCAGCAACTGCTCACGCCCTACCGGAGGCTCTTGTAATGGGCCTGTCGGCTGACACCATCGCCGCCAGCGTGGCGGCGCTCTCCATCACCGGCGTCACCATCAAGGGGCTAACCAACCTGCCCGCGGCGGTGGATGCCCGCGAGTGCCCGGTGCTGGCCCCCAGCGTGAATGACCCGCCGTTTATGACCGGGCTGAGTGTGGACCGCGACAGCTTCGGCGGGCTGAAGACGATCCGCTACACGCTGAACTGGAAGCTGTACGCGGGGCCAGTGGGGCAAGGGCGCGGCCTGCTGGACCTGTACCCGACGCTGGTGACAAAGGCGCTGGCGGTGCTGGACGCCTTTATCAGCAATGACGCGCTGTCCGGCAGCATCGACGTGACGCCGGAAGACCTGCCGCAGTTCGGCCCGGTGGCCGACCCCAGCGGCGTCCAGTACCACGGCGCGGTCATCTCCGTGCGCTGCATGGAGTTTAGTGAGGTGTAACGATGGCAACCGGCCGCACCGTTTCCAAGCATTCCCGCGTGTACGTGGACGGCTACGACCTGTCCGGCTACACGCGCTCTATCGGCCCGCTGCTGGAACGCTACGAAGAAGCGGGCGAAGCCGCCGTGACGGATGCGGTCAAGGGCTACCTGCCCAACCACGTCCAGCTCGGCGTCGGCACGCTCAACGGCATCTTCGACAACACCGCCACCAGCGGCCTGCACGTCCTGCACACCGCGGGCGCGGGCAGCAAGCATGTCGTGACCGTGGCCCAGGGCATCCGGGCCGCTCCCGCCATCGGTGATCCGTGCTACGCGGGCCACTTCGAGCAATCCGGCTACATGGCCGAGCCGAATGGCGGCATGGTGTTCGCCACCGTGCCCTTCGACATGACCAGCAGCGCGGCGACCACGCTGGCCTACCCGAAGCCGTGGGGCGTCCTGCTGAACGTGGGGGCGCAGACCGACGCCAACGCTGGCACCGGCGTGGACAACCCCACCGGCGGCGCGACCACAAAGGGCGGCTTCCTGGTCTATCACGTCCTGGCTTCTTCCAACGCCAGCCACACCGCCACGATCAGCATTGACGACAGCGCCGACGACAGCAGCTACAGCGCCTTGAGCGGCGCGACCACCGGCAGCATCACCGTGACGGCGGGCGTCAGCGGCGTGGTGGCGCTCTCGACTACGGCCACCGTCAAGCAATACCTGCGCTGGCAACTGACCCTGGGCACGGCCACCAGCGTGACGTTCGTTCTGTCTTTCCATCGGGCTTACTAAGGAGTAACACCAATGACCGCTAACACCGGCCGTACCGTTTCAAAGTGGACTGCTTTCCTGGTGGATGACAGCGCGGGCACGCTGCGCAGCATCCCGGTGGACAGCATCAACGGCGTGGGCCTCACCTACGACGAAGTGGACCTGACGGCCTTCTTCGACGCGGTGAAGGGCGTCCTGCCCAATCACCCGGATTGCGTGATCGACATCACCGGGCCGTTCGACACCACCGCTTCGACCGGCAGCCACACCGTGCTGTCGGGCATCGCGGGCGGCGTCACGCCCCTGAGCCTGGACGTGCAGATCGGCGTGCGCCACGCCTGGGAGAGCGGTGAGCCGCAATTCGGGCTTACGTCTTCCAGCACCGTCGGCTTCCTCTGCACCGAGTACGTCGTGGACCCCGGCGCGGGGAAATATTCCGCAAAATTCAGGGTCTACCCCGGCAGCAGCGCCCCGGCCTGGGGTACGAGCGCCGAGGCGTGATGGCGGTTTTGCCTTCGCCCGTCAAGAAGTGGCCGGGGAGCGTCGTCCTG